TTCTGGCATTCCAGCAAACAATCCGCCTGCGAACATCGCCGTTTTAGCTTTTCCTAAAAGTGACCCAACGCTTGTCTTTAATACACTTGCTCTTTTGGTTATGGCCGTTCCATACATTTGAGTCTTGGCACTTACTGCACCCGCAATACCCCCCATGAAACCACCAACTCGTTTTGTGTATTCAGACAAAGTCGCCAATTTCTCGTTTAACTTCTCGCGGCCACTTTTTTCATCTTTGTCCTTTTCCTTTTTTTCCTTATTTGATGCCTCAGTTCGTTTCTTTTCATCGGCAGTAAATTTAGTTATAGCACTGTCTTGGTCTTCTATGGTAGCTTGTTGCTCCGCTACTTGTAAACGTAGAGCAACAATTTCATCAACCATTTTTCCTATAGTTGCTTCTACGCCTTGTTGTTCTCCGTCTGCCATTACCTAACTCCCTTGTTCATGCTGGCTATATTACGCTTGTATTCTTGCTCCTGTTTTGCTGCCCGCTTCATTCTTTCAGCTATTTGTCTCGATAGCCCAATAAACTCGTAAACTGGCAAACGATCAAGATCAGAAAACGTCAATGGCCCAGCAAACCCGGATAGAATAATATCACATTGTTGTAGGTAAAGGTCACCATGTTGTAACCCTCCGGTGATTACCTCGCCAAAAAATCCGATAGATCGACAATCACCTCCCCTCTGTATCCGCACATTTTGTTAGAACACTCGAAATCGATTACTGATGGGAACCCGTATCCAGCAAATGATGTAAGGAAATCTCGCATTTTCGCCTTATCCTTAGCCAAGAGATTCTCAACAAGCCGAATTTTCTCACCAAATGGTAGAGAGTCCGAACAATTCCCTGTATCATTTTGTGTTAAGCTAGTTAAAATTGTAGCCAATGACAAGATTTCTTCATCAGCAATGGACGCACCACTTGCATATTCTTTGTTGCGGCTAACGTATTCATCACATTCCTTCTCTGCGGCACGAGTCGGAATCTTAACCTGTATAGAATATTTTCCATCATACAGTGAAATTGATGTAGTCAGAGTTTCTTGGTCTGGGCTTTTGTCCTCAATCTCAAAAATGTTTATTGTAACTGCCTCTCCGTTGGTTTTGCACAATGGGCATTGTGGTTCAAATGTAACCTCTGGTGATAATGAATACGCTTTGGCAACCAATAGGATTTGCTCCCTGTCACGTAGATACATGCTATCGAGGTCACACCCATTCCAATCTGTGACAATATCAGATAAGAGCTTGTCAATCACTTGATTGATAATAAAGCTCTTTCCCGATTCAAACCCTTTGATAAGGGCTTTTTGGTCACTTACCTTTAACGCGCGAATACCAACGGTTTTTCCGGCAAACGGCAGATACACGGTATGCTCGGAATATTGCTCATTGTAATGCTCGAAAAATTGATTTAGTGGACTTTGTTGTTTTTCAGTTACCATTTACACATCCTTTCACATAGTAAAAATAAGAGACAACCACATACAATGTACATAGTTGTCTCCGCTAAACACCTACCCCTTTGCATTTAGCCCAATGAAATAGTTCCGAAACCCGTTTCAATGCGCGGAGAACTATCTACATCGAGTTCGGACCCGATCATGACACCACCTGCATCAATATCAATATCTATAACAAAGTTGCCGCTTTGTGCATCGGCCATTTGCCATAAATCATATTTGAATGACACAGAAAATTCCTCTGGCGCTGATTCGCCATGACCAAGTGTAATTTCTCCCACTTCCCCTGGCCACATACCAACAAACCGCACACCACTGACAATCTTTCCATCTGGACTTAGTTGGAATACCTGTACTGTGTCTGTTTTGTATGCGGCTGGCACATTCCGCAGAAGGGTTGACGCCTGCACACAATTCTCGCTCCACTTCATGAACGTATTGCGGATTCTATGCAGTCTTTCTGCTCGGAATGTTACTGTCCAATCAGCAAATGACGGGTTACCAGCAAACTTTAGATTGAGACCTTGTACAGGGACAGCGACTTCATCAATTGTTTTTGCCGGAAGTGCTGTACTAGATGCTAACAAAGAAAGCGTTTCTGCATTATTGAATGCATTTGGAAACGCAACCATGAAATACTGTGGATGCGCCAAATCCTGTATTTTACGGTAAAATGCAGTTGGCGACAAAGACGGATTATCTGGGTAAGGCATGGTATGTTTTCTCCTATGTTATGTTAGCTAGCACAAACTTCTTCGAAGCTCACACCCGTGCCAACTGCCACAAAGTTCAGCTTAATGAATTCGATTGCGCGTGCAGGCTTGATGTAGATATCGGCAATGAACTCATTCCTGTCAATTACCACTGGTGTGTTATTTGTTGTGTTGCAAATAACACTGAAATCATAGAGCCCACGGCGACCCTTAATGTCATCCAGGTATGGATTGATCAGAGAAACAAAGCGAGAACGTGTAAAGCGATCATTGATCTCGAATAGGAAGCTCCTAGCAAGCCGTCTGATGGCCGTCTCAAGCACAATGAATAGGCGACGGACGTTAACTCTATCAAAGGCACTTGCACTCGCTGCAAGCGTTTTCTGCCCCCACACAACGATTCCTTCTTCTGGGAAATCGACAATCGGATTGACCCTAGCTTGATACAGAACATCCCTCTCACCCTGGTCTGGATTGATAGCCGTATCCAAAATCCCCGTAATCAAACCACGATTCAAACCGGCGGGTGCCCACCATGCATCTTTAACACGATCATTGTAGGCGTAAACTCCCGCCACCGACCCCGTGGCTGGAACCCATCGAGTTGCGTCTGTGTATGGATCGTAGATTTTGAAATACTGCCCGTAAATTGCACTATATGTTGAATTTATGTCAAGTGTGTTGCGCATATAGGTGCGCATTGACTCAACACCACTATCAACATAGGTCTTTGGCACATTCAGCAACGCAAAACAGTCCATTCTCTCTTGGCAAATCTCATCAAGCTCTCGCTTGACCAAATCAGACCAATCGATGTCCAACAGAAGATCGACATCAATGGTTTCAGAATTACCAAAAATGCTGTTAAGCTGTATCAACACATTACCTGATGGCTCAGTTGTGTGGTCATCCACACCACCACCTAGAGGAGTTTTGTTTACAGAAATTGGTGTGACTGCCGCACTCGTTCCACCATACACAAAAATCTGCACATAGTTAGACAAGTCATTTACTACATTTGGTGCAAAGATACTTTGCTGTCTATAGTCAACTGCATCAGGATCAGCAGAGCAGAGATATGATTCTGCCAGGTTGTCGTTTTCGTCATAGACAACCAAAATAAATTCTTTGGCCGAAGATGGGCCATATTCATGTGATAGAAACTCACTTACTTTAAGTTCATCTGGTGTATATGTTGTGCCACTAACAGTAACAACATCTGCTTTCAACACGACATCAGACAAATCACCAGTTGGACTAATTGTGCCCGCCCATGATTCGCCGTTTGGTGCCGTATCTGCACCCGCTGTACCAATGCGGAAGTACAACCCGTCTACTGATATACCAGAAGCGGCTGTAGTGCCCGTGTAATACTGTTGGGCGATAGCTTTCTTCATTGATTGTGTAGTAGCCTGCGCCAATGCTAGTTGATAGTCCTGTAAGGCCGAATAGTCAGCATACGCAATAATTGCAGCTTTAACTGAATTATAGAATGTGCCAGGCCCCTTAGCTACCAAGAACAAATGTGCATCAATGCTTACCGAGTCCATATCTGCATAAGATAGCGGATAATCATCTGGCGCAATAACATTTTCATATGATACAGCCAGATCGGCGCTTGTTGCTGATGTGCCTGTTGTAAGTGTTGCGGCGCGGCCATCATCACCTTCAACACGGACTGCCCATAGAATATTTCCCCAATCCAAGTAACCAGCCGCAGTGAAATAACTTTGATACACCAATGTCTCTGCATTCGGTTCACCGAATGTATTGATATAATCGTCTTCACTAGTAATCAAAACCGCCTCATTTACTGGCCCCTTCTGGGCACAAATGGCCATTCCGGCAGTTACCGTTGTAACTGTCGGTGGTCTATGTGTTAAATTCGTTTCTTTGACTGATATTCCGGGAGAGAGCATAGATCATTTCTCCTTGTTGTTATGTATTAAGTGTTGATCCTCAAAAGGTATTTATACAGCAGTCAGTCTTTAACCAACCACGCACCAAAGTCTTCCATTTCCTGTTGTACTGGATTCGTTTTTGCCATGTGAATTGCAGACAATTCTGCTACCCGTGTTTCTAGTTGTTTTCGTGGAGTCATTTGTGCAAGTGTTTCTTTGTCTTTCTCTTTCTTGTCCTGTTCACTAGCGATGGCTTTCCAATAATCAGTAAACAAGAAAAATGCCCCCCACGCAAGAGCCATCACACAATCATCATGTGCAGTTTTACCACGCACACCAAATTTGTCATTACCTAACGACACAAAGCGGGTAAACTCCTGTATGGTCGTTATATCACAGACACGCAACGTGTCCTTCTCAATCAAGTTCTTCAAGCGAGATAGCGCAATCTGTTTGCTCTTGGCACCGGCTAGAACACCCAAATGCATTTTTTTTGACTCGTCGCAAAATAGGTACTCATACCCAACGTCATACCAAATGTAGTCCACCACCACCTGACCAAATGAGTTGTTTTCTACAATAACATATGCATTATTGTACTGCTGCGCGATTCCATCATTCATGGGTTCTTGGGTGTCGGCATCTATAGTTCCAACCAATACGCGAGCAAAATCACGCGGTCGAATACCATTTGAACGATACATAGCAACCTGTCTAAATGGTTTGGCCGTCACATCAATAACATGTGCAACTGAGAAATTCTCATACACACCAAGCCCAACATCAACACAAACCATATATTTGTGGTCTGGTTCCGGGTCTTTGTAGATGCAAAAATCACCTTCCCTTTCCCTACGCACTGGGGCCATGGCAGCCATATCAGACAAGGCCATGCTATCAATAAGCGTGTTAACAGACCCAACAAATTTCAATTCAAACTCACGCGCAAACCGAACTGGATCGTTCATGTTTGCCATTGTTTCCTCTTTCCACTTCTCATCTCGGTCGGGATGAACACGCCAATCTGCACGAATTGGAAAAAATTCGTTTTCGCCTGCAATAGCCGCATTCCATATTTGGTGAAACTTATCACCGACTCCCATGGGGGTTGACACAATTAGAATATCTCCCCCCTCAGATACGGTTGGGTAGGTAGCTGCCCAAAACTCTGTTTGTAGGTTGGGCGCAACACGACCAAACTCATCTAGAAACAACAGGGAGACAGGTTCACCGGCAGCGGCGTTTATTGTAGTGGCACCAACGAAAATACGATTGCCGTTGTCGAATTGGATAGATGTTTTTGCCCACTCAACAATACCGGGTTTCATCCAGATAGGAAGATGCATGTAGGCGAGTTTGATTTCTTCAAGGCGGGATTTTGCTCGTGCAGCCACATTAGCCAGTAAGGCAATATTTTGTGCTTTTCGAAAAATAGCACGGTGGAGAATATACCCATTTGCCGATGTGGATTTTCCAACTTGGCGCGCAGCACAACAAATGTTAAATCGATGCTGTGTAAAAGCCCACAAAAATTGGCGCTGATACTCACGTCCATCAAAATTGACCAGAATCAGGCCCTTTTTGGGGTGCTTGACATAGAAATACCCCTCCATCCAATAAACTACATTTTTGCTTGTTTTGGTGAGTTCAATTACCTGTTCTTTGGTATAGTTAACAACAAAGTCCGGTTCTTTGAATTTAACGTTGTCGAATTTCATAGTTGGTAATCGACGTTTTGTATAGCGTATCTATAGCAACATGGGGTTGAGTACCCATGAAAGCAGGTTTGATCATCCCCCTATACATTCTATTTATGGATTTTGTGCTAATTGCCTTCAAAGGAATTTCGAATGAAGTTCTCTTATACACCAAATCCACCAAAGACGTGTTTACGCTTGTTATCATTGCTGCTATCTCCTGTGCTGCAACAGACAGAGATGCATTATCCGACTGCGTATCAAGATATCTACTCAATTCATCAAAGCGGTAATCATTATCGTCGCCTGTGTGTTTTTTCATGAAGCCCGGTGGGGCATATATCCCTGTTTTCGTATTGTACATTAGTGTTATTGATGGAATACCCTCATAGATACGGGTGTTTCCCCCCAATTTCCAAAACGTTTGGGGTGACTTTATTGACAATTTGCAGCGATAGTTATCAACATTGTACCATAGCTTAACTGCGTCCATGTTCACATCCGGTTGAATAACGAAAGGCTTAATTTTCACAGCGATCCAGTCATCGTTGTTAACTGAAACATCGATTTTCCGGGATGCAAACACAATCTGTGTTCTGTTTTTTGATAAGAGAGAATAAACGTCCAATATGCTGTTAAAGAGGGTGTATGTTGAGCCCCATATTCGTTCACCCCCAACTACGACTGAGTTAGCACCAACAATTGTGGTATATCTACCTCTTTTAAGCACAGACGCAAACTTCGACGTGGCCAGAACGGCTTGTATACTCAAAGCCATATTCAGTGTTTGTGGATCATATATGTCGTTGTACAATCGAACGGTGTTTATCCAATTACCAGGACAAAATATAGGAAATGGTTCGACAAAGACACTTACTTGGTGTTCAGTGCCATATTTACGTAAGGTATCGGAAAAACCCAATTTCCCGCTCAATGATCTGGTAAAAAAACTTCGAAGGCGTCTGTCACGTATAGAATATCTAAGCGCAATAATTCCACTTTTGCTTGCTTTGGTATTGAGAATAGACAGTAACTCACCACCATTGGTAAACTTATCAAGCCATGTTGCGTTGTTGTGGACCAAATTGATAAGCGTGTCTAACATGACACTACTCACAGTTCCCCTCTTTCCAGCAATGTAAAACTCTCGGAGTGCCTTGGTGATGATCCCCCATTTTTCCCCACCATATCCCCCTTCCCAAATAAGCCCCCCATTATACAAATACTCTAACAAAGTCAAGACACTTTCCATTGTAGATGGGAGTTGACCGTTCATCATGTCATCAAATTGTTGTATGGCCAAACGATATGGCTTTTCAAGATGTGACATATTACAGTCTAGTTGGTTATCGACAATTTTCACCTTTCCGGTGTGTGGATCAATGTTAAGGGCCGTTCGGTGTAAAGCAGCCGCGAAACACTCAATAATGTCAGATATGGCATCATCAAGAGTTTCGGTACTTTTCCAACGATTTGCAATGTTTGAACACACTGCCCCCAACTCTTTTATCAACGCGCGGTCAAAATACATATAGTGGCATTGATCAACGCAATGTCGCATTTCCCTGATTACGGCACGAGTGCCCTCAAACACGATTGATTCCCACATAGTGTTAATCAGGAGATTCATTTTTGACGCCCACTCGGCACATTCCCAATCCTCAATACGAAAACTTCCGGGCGCATGTGACAGAGCGGTGTCGAGTACATAAAACTGAATGATATCATCAACAGTCAAAGTGCAACTCATTTTCATCTCTTTCTGTTTGCTAAAACAACGTGTTGTTTCCTATGTTCGATAGCTCTCGATGTTGCCCATTATACTCATATATTGATCCGGTGTCAAATCTTGTAGGTATTTTCCGTTAGTTTGCCTGAGTAATTCAAGAATTTTCTTACCTGTCTTATTCTGCAACGGAGAAGCAAGAATGCGCAATGCCTGTTTAGCAACAGACATTTTGAACCTCTGTAAGGCGGGACCATCCAAGTATTCCGAGTTATCAATTTCTAGAAACTTGTTTGATCCAAATAGTGACCTAAAGTTCATGATGTTCTGTTGTGCAGCATTCCACGCACCAACCACAATATCATATGGAAGCGTTCGTTCACGCTCTTGATTGCGTTGCAAAGCCACCTCCTTACTAGTATTAACAAAAACCATTGCTGTATCATATCCGGTTGCCTCTAGCAATTGTTTTTGTTCAGCAATTTTTGATGCACTTTTGCCAGTTCCGTCAATGACCAATGGCAACATCCCATTGATATACGCTGTTAACGCACTTTTTGTATATTTCTTGGCAATATCGCGCACGTCCATCTGTTGCGCAAACTGCTCTGGATTTTCCTTTGAAACAGCAATCGGCAAATCATGTTTCTTGAGTTGCCACTCAAAAAATTTGTCGCTTGACACAAATCGAACAGGCGTTCCCTTAAACATGCTGTTTGCAACAAAGCTTTTTCCAGACGCCGACCCGCCAGCCATGAACACACACTTGAATAGATACTGATCATTAACACTTTCTTGTAGAGTCAAGAACTCTTTGAAAGTAATTGTAGTTGTCATATATAAATGTCCTTTTGGTGAATAATGGGTTATTACCATTATTTATACACAAGGATTATGGTAATCGATCAATAGTGTCTCAAACCACGGGGTTGTTTTCCTGTCTATCCATGATCGGCGCATTTTTTCCAAAACAGCTTTCCTTATGTTCTGCAAGGTGGCAATGAATAAACCAAACCGAAAGTTAGATGCTTTCCAATCAAACATTACCCTTGACTGTATATCCTCGATGGGTGGATGTTTCATAAACAAATCAATATGCAGATTGTGACTTTGTCGTGGATTCAAAGCATTCCGCTTAATGATGTGGGCACAGATAGCCTTTTCAATACGTGCCCGACTGTTTGGTAATCCACCTAAACACCCTATATCAGATATATGCAACTCCTTCAACAATTGCTTGGTATAACGCATGTTGGAAATATCGTTCGGCGCATTTTCATCTTCTATTGCAATAGCAAGTGATAAACAGTGGGTTTCATTATTGAAATTATCGATTAACGTTGTGTTGAATCCACCGGCCAGATATTCATCAGGATCATTCGTAAACCCATTTAACGACTCAACACAATCAAGTGCAACTAAATCGTACTTGAACTGCACATCAATATGTGTTTCAGACACTTGCCTAAAAGCAACTGCTCGCGCAACAAATGCATACAATTGAACAACATCCTTTAGATTCGTTGTCCATGGGAAAACTGCCGCAGTCTGAATAATATGGGGAAAAACACAAGATTCAATATCAAAAAGAACGTCTGAGTCGATTTTACTATATAAGGTCCTAGAAATTATTGGTTTGATTCCCCATCCACAATTGGCTGCATAAACTATCGGAGACGCCAAGGTCAGTATCTCTTTTGACGTAGAACCGAACATGGCCTTTCGCAAAAGCTTGCGCAACTTTCGATCACACAACAAACCAATATATGCTTCTGGTGTTGATGCAGACATTTTCAAAGTTAACGCATCTTGCAAATCATGTGCGTTAACGAATTTGTCCAACCATATGTTGTTGTTGTGGGCCAAATCGACGATATAATCTATGTCTGCCGACTTGCATTCCGTCGGACCCACACGCAACAAAGATTCAACCGCTCTTGCAATGCGCGCCCATGGCTTTCCGCCATAGAAAGTTTGCCAACAACTTTCTATAGAGAACCAGTGACCTATCTGACACATGATGGATGCGAATGTATCAATTGTACACGGAATGTCTTTCAGGGGGGACCAGGGTTTATCAAACAACATTCCTCGTATTTGCTTGGCAGATGGTGTGTCAGGGATTAGCCGTGAAGCTTTGCTAAACAATGTTTCAGTTGAAACAGCAGAGTTTGTTTCCCAATCCGGTGGGTTGCTGTCAAACTCTGCTATATAATCCTCTCCTGGGTTCTGGGCATGCCTGAACTCGCGTATAACAGCAACAATACCCTCACTGCATATACCACGCCATACCACTTCTTTTGCCTGCTGGTAAGCTCTCAGGGCCTCTGCTTTGTCCTCAGCAGACAGCATCAGACTTGCAGAGGATGAAATGAAGTCCGTCACGTAGAAACGCAGCAAATC